TAAGAAACGGATAACAGCATAACCGTTACCTGTTTTATCTACTTCTGGTTTCCAGAGTCTTTCATCTGCTCCACCACTAGTAGTGTTCATCTTCTCCACTTCTTTAACTAGTTTTTGAGTTAAGGATCCTAGAGAGGACTGTTTTTTTAGGTCGTTAAATGACATTCGATTTTGTTTTTAGATTTGGCTTGTGTGTACCTATTTTAACTCTTAGGTTCTTCATTGTCAAGTTGCTGCTTCATAGTATTAACCATTGAACCCATCTGATTAAAGATAGTATTCATATCAAGATTGGTAGGAAGTCCCATACTTCCAGCAGACTGGATAATATTTTCTTTCATTTTCTTAGCTTCAGGATCATCAGATAAACTCAACCTTGTATAAAGAACTTGCTGCTTTTCAACAAGCCGTTCAAGTATCTCTACATGATATTTTTTATCTTCTAGAGACATGGTTGGAAACTTAAAGACATTAGTGTAGATCTCCTCTTGGAGTTCACTAATCTCTGCCATCTCTGCCCTGACTACATCTGATTTAAAGAAACTCAATTTCTTTCAACCTCCCCTTCAGTAACTTCTTCATTAGAATTCGCTTCTTCGATCTGTTCTAGAACATCAACAGCACCCAATACTTTTAGATAAGTTGTTCGAGTACTCTCGATCTCTTTTTCTAATTGTGTCTTTTGTGCTCTCAAATTTTCAAGAACTTCTGCATTACTAATTGCCATGAATAACTATCCCCTTAAGAATTTTTTTATAATGAGGTACATTTATATTTAGGAAGGGTTTATACTTTTTAATTTTACGACTTACGGTTTCCCATACAGGATCACTAAGTCTTTTATCAAAATCCTTTCCATACTCTAATATTATATCATATATTACCATAGTTTCAAGTGATGTGTCACCCCCAAGATAACTCTTTAATATAGGAGGGTGTCCTGTAGAACAATCAAACACATCATCAACTTTACTATTCTCAAATAAAGTATTGGTTTCTTCTTTGAATGTATATGATAGTGACTGTACCTTCTTCTTCCAATCTACATACCGTGCTTCTCCATTCTTTATCATATCACCAATCCACATCGTAGCAGGATCTGTGGTACTTACAAAATTAGATACAAAAAACTCTTCTACTTCTTTATCATTCTTCTGTCTTGCAAATTTCTCAAACCAAAATCTATCCTTTCTCTTATAGAAAGCTTGGTGAGTTGCTCTTGTCTTACCACGATACTTTATATAATCGTAATGGTCTTTAGTAAAATGATTCTTTAACGAAAGATAACAACGATAGGCATCAAACGGCATCATTATAAAGGTAGTTTTGCTCTAGATGTTCTCTTCAAAAAGTTAAGTTCTTGTGCTTCAAACTTTATCTTTTCCTTTAATGGTTTAGGAATAAGTTTTGGAACTGACTCTACATCTATACTATTCTTATCACAAAAAAATACAATAGCATCAATGTAATTCATATTCTCATTATGCAAAACAAGATTTTCAATCTCCTCTGCAAAACCAGCAGAAGAAAAGAACTTGCTTTCCAGCACTTTTTCTAATTCATTCTTAGACATTCTCTGACCTAGTGTTGTGACTAACAAATTCTTTAATATAACGAACTAGAAGTTTAATATAATCCCCTTTGTTTCTTTTGTCAAATACTTTTACTTCACCACCAGGAGTTACCATGATAGTAATAAGTTTCTTGACAGGAATCTCAGTTAGTTCGTAGTAAGCAGCAGCATAAAAAGTCTCCTGTACGAAATAGTTTTCTAACCACTTCTCAGGTTTAATCTTAGTTGAAGTCTTAAAATCTATGACTGCTAACTCACCCTCATACTCCGCTATACAATCAACTCTACCTGCAAGACCAAGGTACTCAGAGTAAAGAGTCCTCTCTATAGCGTGTATGTTATTTATCTTATCCAGATATGGTGCCGCATGATGAAACATAAACTTAGTAGCAGGAAGGTAATCCTCCCAGACCAAATCTCTATTTTCCAAATATGCTTGAGCAGCTTCGTGAAAATCTGTCCCACGGGTTGTTGCTTTCTTTGTTATACGGTTTGCTTCTTCTATACCAACTCTCTTTCGCCAGTCAATAAAGATCTGTCGATTATAAAATGAAGTTACAGAAGTGATAGAAGGAACCCACTGACCATCAGGTAGTTGATACAACCTACAACCAGGAGTTTCTTTCTTTTCTAATTCAAGTTCACCTAAGAAATTACAATGAGTAAAGGTCATAAATTAAGTTCCAGTTTCGCAAGTAAATATTCCTTACACAAACCTGATCTTACAATATCCTCAACACCAAATTCAATGATGTCAACTGATGGCATGATACGAAGGATTTGCATGAAATCATGAATACCATTCCTCTCATTTTGCTTAATCAAATCAGTCTGAGTAGCATCACCACAGAACATTATTTTTGTGTCTGTACCGATCCTTGTTATTATACTATCTAATTCATGATAATTCAAGTTCTGGAATTCATCTACAATAATGATAGCCTTATCTAATGTTGTACCACGAATGAATGATGTGCTCCAAAAGTCAATAGTATCTTGACCCTTAAGATTACCATAGAGCATTTGGAAGTCTGCATCTGATGGCATCTCAAACATATACTTCACCATATTCTTATAAGGAATCTGATAAAGTGATGACTTATCTTCATGGTCACCAGGTAAGAATCCAATCTCTCTGGTGGCAACAAGTGACCTTACAATATAAATTTTATCATAAGGAGTGCTTGGATCTAGTACCTCTTGCAGAGCATTATAAAGAGTGATGAATGTCTTACCAGTTCCTGCTGCACCATAAGCAACAAGATTCTTTCCTTTCTTATAGGAGTCAAATAATTTTTTCTGATTATCGGTGAGGGGTTCGATGTCCCTCATCATATCAGTATTAATGGGTTTCTTTCTTTTCATCTGCTTAGATGTTAATCCTACACCTATAGGTTGATCTGCTTTCTTTTTTCGTGCCATATTAATCAGCCATGGCCTCCGACTCAGTTGTACCAATATTTTTGGTTCTTGCTAATCTTCCAGAGATACCTCCAGATTTTTCAGCACTCTTGAGAATGTCACCCCATCCAGGATTCTTATTAACAACTTTATCTCTCCATTCACCAAGTTCAACTCCCATCAGAGGCATACTGGTAGGATCAGAATAATCACGAGACCAATCAGGGTTATCAGCACACCACTGATCCCAATCATGGACACTCATCATAATTTCTTTCTGTTCACCAGTTTTCTGATTAACAACAGGGTACGTAGCCATACAAATCTTAATAGGGTTTACGATTATTTAGGAAATCCAGTCAAGAGCTTCAGCAACAGTAGGAAATTGTTCACAAAAAATAGAACGAACTCCTTCTGCTACATCCATATGCTCTTTCTGTGTTCCATGTGCAGAACGTAGATCAATATAATGCACCCATGATCTTACAGAACCAGTCATATAGATTCTTGTAGGAGTAGCAAGAGGTAATACAAACCTTGCACACTCCTTTGCTATACCTGCATCCAACATCTCTTTATACAGGTGCATTCCATCTACAAAATGCTTCTGCATCTTGGCATTAAAATGCTGTACCACAAGAGGATCTACATCATCAATACTATTCTGACGATTCTTATCATCTTGTCTCCTAAGTTCTGGTAAAGGAATTTCCTTACCCAACATACTACTATCAGCATACCTTTGAGAGAACTCTTGGTATGTAAATGATCTATGACGTAGTATCTGTGCAGCAAGTCCTCTGGTAGTATTGATCTCTACCGTCATGAATGCTTGCTCAAAGACACTCCAGTGACCGTGCTGGATGCAATACTTAAGAAGACCAGCAAACTTATCATTGTCTTGGTTCTTAGGGTTGCTAACACGGGCCACGTATGCCATGTGCTTTTCAGCATCAGGAGTGACACTAACTAATTTAATTTGGGAATGCATCGTTGTCTTCGTATTCAAAGGACTCGTCGTAATCAGTAGGGGGAGAAGAAAATGCAGGAGTATCCGTTTCTAACTCAGCATAAATTTCATTCTCTAACTCATCTACAATCTCTTTAAGAGCTTGTACTAGAACTTTAAATTTTGCTTTGTTCATTAAATCTCACTAGATCGTCTGTCTATATCTGACATCGTATGACTTGACTTAAAATATTTGTTTATAACTTCTACTTGATCATCATATCTAGCAATTTTATCCAACTCAACTTGAATTGCCTCAGTAATATCAGAATGCTCTCCAATACCTGCTGGATGTTCCAAGTATACTTCTACGTTTGCTCTATGCTTTGCAATCTCTCCTTGTGCATGTGCTAAG